TTGCCGAGATCGCCGTCGCCAGATTCGTCGCCGAAGCTGAAGCAGATGCTCCCACCGTGACATTCACGCCGAACTTATAGGTTACTGGACCTATTCCTATCTCCGTACCATCTTGACCGCCAGAGAAGTTAGCGGAATTAACCGTAATAGATGATGAATTGCTCGAAAGCGTCATATTATTGCCAGCTGTTCCAAACTGCGTAGCGGTCGAAGTGACTACGCTGGCAGAAATCGCATTCGATGAAATAATGCCAGTAAAGAGACCATTCATCTGAGTTGTAATATCAGCCGCCGTATCACTCGTGACATCAATACGCCAACCGCCATTACAAGCTCTTTGAGTTGTAGACCCGTTAAAAAACGTAATACACGCATTAGAAAGACTATTCGTGGAAAGAACCGTCAGAAAGTCCGTCGCCGTTGCTGAACTGATCCCAGTATTGCTGTTAATCGTGATGGACATCGTGGACTGAGATCCATCCGTAAAGACGAGAGCTGAGACAGCCGGAGTCGAATAACTCACCTGAACAGCAAGTTGATCAATCCCATAGCTATTCAGGTTCAGCGGAATACTTTTATTGTAGGTCAGGCCGGATTCGTTATCCAAGACTCCTGGCCCTTTCGGAGTCGCCGCAAACGCCGTACTTCCGATCAAGCAAGCAAGGCTTGCCAGTACGAACTGTTTAATCGTTCTCATGGCAAGACTCCTTATAGACCCTTGGACAAATAGGTAATCGTTCCATCCGTTCCATTCGCAAATGTCGCACCGCCAGCCGTTCCACCAGCTGCACAGGTCAGCGTGTAGAGATTCGCAATCGCTCCAGGCTCTACGGCGGTTAAGGTCACGACAGCCGCCGCCGAAGTCGCATAGATCACACCCCAGATCTTGGATGGCGGGACTCCAGATGCGTTCCCGTCGGTATTCATGATTCGCGCAACGATATTCTGTGCGGTAATCGTGTCACTCGTCCCAATCTTGAATTGAGCATTCGTTGTAATTGACCCAGATGTTCCCGTCAGCGTGACTCCATTAATAACGACGGTATTAGTATTGCTAAATCCAGAAAGCGTCAAGGTCTGGCTGGCTGCTACGCCACCTGCCGAGACAAAGAGATTAACGCCACGCGTGCCAAGTGCCGCGCCCATGAAAAACTCAGCGATATTTCGCAGAGCGTTCGCGATAGAGACGTTCCCTGAATTCAGGATTGCGCGAGCTAAGGATTGTCCACACGTTTTACCAATGATTTTGAGGTTCTGCTGAGGGGTCTGGGAAGCTGCCATGTTAGTTTCTCCTGTTATTTAATTTTAGCCGCCACGGTATCAGGCGGTCTGCGGGGGAGTTTGCAGTCCTCCCCCGTCATTCCGATTTAACTTAGTTCGTGCTAGGCGTAATGTTCGAGAGCAACACGCAGTGAGAAGGTTTAGCCATGAAAAGTGCCTGCGACGTGAACACGCGAACTTCCACGCCTGTATTGGTCGGGCTCGGCAAGTACAATGCCGGACCAGCGAATCCAGGAAGGTCAAAGGTAATATCGGTTGAACCGATACGCTTCGCATCTTCCAACGGCAGGATAAAGCCTTCACCCTGTTTCACGAATGGATGCGCGATAATCCGCATCTTGCCATTCGGGCCGTAGTACTCAATGTAGCGCGCACCATTCGCCAAGGTGTCTTTCTTCCAAGAACCATCATATCGGCGAGCCGAGCTGGCCTCAACGATCAGGTTGGCGTAGCTCGTAGGATTGACGAGCACATCCAGTGTCTCATCTTCTGCACCACGAGCCACGGCAAGTGCACCTGCATCCAAGACCTTGCCGATGGAAAGCGCAACGCTTCCTACGGAGAAGGTATTAGGCTGCCAGACGCTATAGGACGCCGTGTTCAATCCGAACAAGGTTCCGGTCGCACTAAGAATACCTTTGATTCCAACCATCTGGTTACCGAAGCTGGTGTTCATATACACGTCAACTGCAGTCCCTGGAGTCGTGTTGCCATTGACCCAAGAAGTGCCGATGGTGTTTTGAAGGGTCGTAATGTCACCGCTCGAACCCGTCACCGTAATCTGACCGCCGAAGTTCGGCGTAGACTGGCTGATGGTGACTGCCGTAATGGTGAAGTTTCCGCCCTGTTGTGCGCCAGAGCTGAAGAAGTTCACTACGCAGTTTTCCAGACCAGACCAGATCGCCGGAGCCCAAGTCGCGAAGCTGAAATACAAGGTCGTGGAAGTCGTGCTGATGTTGGTATAAGCTGCAACCTGACCTAAGCCAGTAGACCCATAAAGCAGATTCAGTTCCAGCTCTTTCCGCATAGACTTCTGCAAAGCCATCATGACGTATTTGCTTGCCGTCATGAAGCTATTCTTGTCATTCATTGCACGGCTGATGAGGTCATTGGCGATACCATCACGCAGGTTGATGTTCGAACCCGTCAGGAAGGCATATTGCACGTTGGAAGGAATGATCGCCTGATATGACGCAAACCCTGCGCCATAGGTGAAGCCAGAAGGCAAGGAAAGAAGCACAGGAGCGTTGAACTGCGCACCTTCTTTTTGTGCATCAGGAACAAATTCGACTTCTTCTTGGATAATGGATGAAGCTGGAACGACCTTGGTGATCGCTTCGTCGGAATAGGCTTGCTTTAAGAGACCAGCAGCAGCTTGAGTTGTTTCGGCGGTTAAGGCCATGGACGTATTCTCCTTGCAATTGAAATAGTAGAAACCTCATCAGGTTTCATCACTGCTCCAACCGCCAAGGTAGTGTAATACGCCGAGGTTGTGGTAGGGGAACTGGGGCGTTCTTTCGGGTGGCGCATTGCGTCCTACTCAAAAGCTCATGTTCCTAAAATCTGGTGTAAAAGATCAAACGACTGACTATTTATATATCCTGTTTGCAAATTTGTAAAGTCTTTTTTTACAAACCTGCCAATCCAACCTGATCCCGAAAGTGTTTATCGAACTCTTTCTCCGTCATATTCTTCTTGGGCTTGGAAGGCGTTTCATCCTGCTTCTTATTGGCAGGATTGGTCTTCTCTTTCAGCTCCTGCAACTTCAGCTTCTGGATCTTATCCAGCGTGCCTTTCCCGAAGCGTTTCAGGATAGCATCAGGCTCCATCTTATTCAGAACGCTTCCAAGACTGGTCCAATACTGCTCGGAATAGACCGTCATGGCCTGTTCTGCCGAAAGATGCTTGCCAAAGCGTCTAAATGCTGCACGCATATTCTGAATACAGGCATCCATCGTGGCCTGAGTTTGGGGAATGTCGGGGTACTTCTTCATGGCTGCAATAATCTCGCCACGTGCCTGTTGAGCCTGCCGATTCAGCTTCTCCTGAGCAATCTTGCGCTGTTCAGCTTCAATGCGTTCTTTCTGTTCAGCTTCCAGTTTCTCAGCCTTAGACTTCCACTGACGCGCTTCACGTTGTTCAGGCGTGAGCTTTTCATCTTCCATCATCTCCTGCACTTCTTCGATAGCCCACTTCTTGATATCCACGCCAATAGCTGGATCACTCAGAATCTCACGTAAGCCAGCACGAGTCTTGATCTTCTCCATTAAATTCGCTGCACCCTTCTTGGCTTGAGTCGCGTCTTTAATCACCTGATCAGCATAAAGAGCTTTCTGTAAGACAGCTTTAAGCTGATCTTTACTGGCAAACTTTAAATTCTGTTTCTTTCCACCAACTTCCAACTCGAAAGCGAAGGGATCGTCAGCAACAGGAGCTGGACTCGCCGCATCTCCAGCCGCTGAACCTTGAGGTTTATCAATAACAGGCGGTGCTTTCGTCGGTTCTTGAACGACAGGAGCGGGTGCAGCAGGAGCAGAAGCATCAGGCATGTGGACCTCCAGTGGGTTGAGTTGTTGGTGTCGCGGTCGGTAATCCAACCGTTGGTGTCATTCCCGTCTTTAAAGCCATTTTCTTCTTGGGTGGAGCCATCGGTCTAGCTTGCGGTTTAGCTGCCGCCATAGGTCGAGCCACGGGAGATGGACCACGACCCACGGCGACAGGTGGTTTTGCCCTAGGAGGCATTGCACTCTTCCCTTTGGGCGGAGGAGCCCCAGCCGGTGCAGCCGGCATCAGGTGAAGAACGGAAGCTAAAATAGGGCGCGTCTGGATGCACTGCTGCATCAGTTGTTCATGCTCAGCAATGTGAGTCAGCGTATTCGTAATGATCTTAGCGGCTTTAAGATCATTCGACACGCGCATATCAGGGCTTGAAACAACTCGACGATGCTCTTGGATATGGAGCGGATGATCATCAGTAATAATAGCCTTTACAAGCTGTCCGTCAGATAATCTCTCATTCTCCGCATGAATCTCCATCATCTCATCGTGAGGGCCAGACGTAATGGCATCCAGCGAACCAGTTTCAACGACTTCTAGATACTGCCGATTGTCGATACCGCCATTGGGGTTATTCATCAAGTCTTTCGCAATCTCAATCTTGCCAGCCTCGGTATTCGCATAGGCCGACCCGAGAGATACAATGACCCGATCAATCATATTTACATCTGCTCCGTAAAACTCTTTCAAATAGGCTTTATTGCCTTTCCCTGCCACTAAGCCTGTGCGCTCGTCTTCAGGATGATCCTGGAGTATCTGTAGAACGCTGGTCGCTACTTCAGCAGCAAAGTTGGCCCAGCTCTTCTGGAAGCGACTATTGAATCGAATAGCGCGAGCGTCCTGTAACGCAGACTGTGACCCAGAAGTAATGTTCTCATCGGTCATACCACGCAACTGAGCGTTTACGCCAGCCAAGACTTCCATGCGCTGAACTACAAACGCTCTAAACGCCTGTGCTTCTGGTGGGAATTCAACGAGGTTTAACGCTTTAGGCTCGCCAGCCTGAGCATTGTACTTGAGTAGATTCATACTGCCGATTAAGTCGCCTACACCGAGATTACAGCCGTCTGGCACGAGGATATTAGACACTAAGAAGTTCGTCAGGTTAGTGGCACAGCCACCATCAATCATTTCCAGGATCTGTTGAAGCGGAAGAAGATCAAACGCCGTGGTATACCCGAAGTTAATGGATTCCACAGGAGCTGGCATGTTCGTCTTAACGGGGAAATCCCGATATTCTAAATGCTGGTCTTCGAGCCAGGTATCAGAATCCAGATAGAAGATCTGTCTGCCGAATGGAAGAGCGGAGGTTTTCTTGTGGAACGCCAAGAAAAGGGGAATAAGATCAGATTTTTCTCCGCGTGTTGACGTAATGCGAGTATTGTCCCAATCGGTCGAGATGGCTTTCTCGCAGATTTCCTTTGCTTTCCCTGGATATTGAGCCGCGAGATCATATTTATTAACGAAAAGACGCACCACGAACCATTGGTTGTCTTTAAAATGTTGGATATGAATGTCTCGGATGAGGTTGGTAGGGTTGACTGTAAGAAACTGTATGTCGCCTTTATAGTAAATCTTCTGCGCGGATTCATCGACAAATTTAAGGTCCCCCAAGTTCTCGTTGAAGAGTGCAACGATACTGCCTTCTCCGAAGATATAGGCATTCTCAGCACCTGAATCACAGGCGCAGTCCATGCCCTTGTTACGTGCATAATCGTTTAAGATGCCTTTGGCCAGCGTGACTTGTGCTGCCGTGCTATAGTCATTGTTGACGGCTTGAGGTTCAAAAGCCAGTCGGTCACTGGTCGTGAGTCCAATGACATGATCGACAAGATTCCTGAATTCATTAATGGGTAGATTAAGCAGTTCCCCCTCGACACCGCCTCGCGATACACTGCCCAACGTAATGAATCCTCGATTGTACTGTTCAAAGCTCATTCTCCAGAGTGCCATCTTGCCAGTCGCGGCAATGTACTCGTAATACTCCGAGCAACGCTTGACGAGTGACTGAATACACTCCTGCGTGGACTTGCACCAGTAATACTCCGAAAGCTGTTTACGAAGCTCGTCCTGGACTGGATCATTCTCTTGAACGTCATCTTGGTTCGCGAGATCCATCTGCGTGTCGCCCGTCTCGCCATCCGTCGGCGTATCGGTTCTTGCTGGTACGATATCGGTTGTCATTGTGTTACTCATTCGCTGGCCACCCATCCGGCATCAATGCCGCAGACATTGCAGGCTTTCTTGATCTTCTTCCAGTCGATCTTATGCCCAAACTCAAAGTAAATCGGTGCTTCTTTCCGACAGTTCACGCAACGTGCAATCAACTGAAAGAACTTTGGTGATTCAACTGGCTTTACAGCTTCCAGCTCCTGATCCGTTGGTGGATCTTGTTTACCCCAGCTCATAGTCCTCCCATTGGTAACTTATCCTTCTGCTTCGGTAAAAAGCGGCCCTTATCAAAGACTCTACCCAAGGCACGACCCTCGTCGGTGTGTGGAATTCTGTTCCAGTTCTGCGGATAAACGTACTGTGCGCCATCGTAAAGGACGCCTCTGCTCATATCGTAGTTGGTCGGGAAAGGGTTGACTTCGGTACGAATGTTGCGAACCAGATAAATCAGTGCATCCAGCGCGTCCATATGTCCCAGTGCTTGTGTTCGTCCGTAATCCTTCTTCATCGGGTCTTTCCAGAACGCGCCATGCAAAGTAGCGATCAACAAGACGCACGAAGAGTCGATTAAAATACGTCCTTCGCCAAAGAGTATTCGGACTTTGTTCAGCCATTCGCCCTTCTGTTCTTTGTCCGTCGGGTTGATGTGGATGTCGTGGAGCATGGAGAGATCGTTGAGGAGCATGAGGTTCGAGTTGTCCGACCAGTGCTGGATGCGTGAGGTATTCGTCCATCCGAGAGATGCAATTGCTTCTCGATACTTAGCTGCGAAGATGTCGGTTCGAACGTCTGCGCCGGAGATAAAGAACTCTCGTTGGATGACGATCTTCGCCTTCGGAAAGTCATAGTATGCAAAGAGCGCGACGGTCTTATCTGCCACTCCAAGGTCAGCTCCTGAGGCTTTGTAGAGTTCGTCGTAGTAGACAGGCCGTGGGATTTCGCACACGTGCACTGATTCTTTGAATTCAGGCACGATGACAGATGATTCATCACGGATGAACTCCGCCATGAACTCCCGCTTGAACCGCGCCGAGTCTTTGCCATCTATGCCGACTTCCCGACAGGCTTCGGCGATTTCTTCATCAGTGTACCCAGCATCATAGACCGTGGCATGCCAATACGAGTCATTTTGTTTTGCCACTTCGACGTATCGCATGACGGGGTGATCCGGCGACGGTATAACTGGCGGTGTTCCTGACAACACCATTTCGCCGTGACTATCCCAAACGGCTGGAAACAACACGTCATCGACCGCGCTTTCGAGGTCATCTACTTCCGCCATCTCGTCAACGGTTGCAAGCGCGAGCTTCTGTCCACGCATGTACCGATACTGACGCATATTACAGCCGTTAAACACAACCCGACTGCCGTTAGGGAATACCAATGTGCGGTCTTTGAACCGAGGGAGTAAATCTTGAGGGCAATCGGCAAACACAACGCCAATAATAGGCTCGATATAATCAGCAAGACCCGTCTCGACAGGGGCCACGTAGGCGGTTTGAACTCCTGCATTTTTAATACAGGTCTCGGCATGGAGGATGAGGAGTAAGGTAGATTTACGGCATCGTCGTCCGGCAACCATGACGAACTTGCGTGAAGGTCGCTTCCGATAGAACTGGTCATACGCCGTTATCTGAGGACGAAGAAGCTTGTGCTGGAGGTTTCCCGTTTCCCACGCCAACCTGATCGCCGCTTGTACTAACTCCAGCGTTACTTCCACGCGCGACATCCTGCAACATCTTGAGCATCGCGAAAGCCGATTGTGCGTTCGAGACCGATTCTTCCGGCGATTGTGGCCCTAACACTTTCGGCATTACGGTTGCAAAACCTTTCATAGCAATGGATGCTCTCTCGCCAGGTTTCAATTTGTCCCACTCGGCTAAAATCAAATCGTGCCAATATTGCGGTCTTAACCACGGCTTTTCTGTTGCTCCATGCGGCCTGCCATTTCGATTGATGCGAGGATCGCCTTTGGTAAACATTATTTTTCACTTGTTAATACAAGTTTTGGTTTCGCTGGCATCATCTCTAACCAGCAACTGACATGATAAACGATATTAATGCCACACGGAGTTGCTCTATTTCCCGCGCCGATTCGCACGACTGACAATCCACAGATAGTTTGGTTTTCTTCACACTTCTTGCCACACCAGCGACACTCAGGAATCAAAGCCGTTCACCCATCTGGCTAACTTCTCTGACTTCCGAAATTCTGGTTCGGTCGTAATTAAGAATGTTCGAAACAACTGCGGATGTTCTTCACATGAAAGTCTTTTTAAAATTAGTTCTATTTGTGAGAGGAAGATTTGAGGCTTTAACGACAGATAGGCATTATAACAGGCAGTACAAGTA